TCAGAATACCACGTTTGCACGCCATCCGATAACGTCATATAATATATTCCGTCCAACTGATTTAATGGCATGGGTAATATTGACGGGTACAATATAACATCATAGCCCAAAGTTTGAAAACGGACAATCTGCAATCCGGTTTCTTTCATAGGTGTTGTAATGTTGGTAATTTGTTTTCCGTTTTTATCATATAACAAAACAGACGTAACGACGTTTGCACGTGTATTTCTGATAATTTGAAATGGTAATAATCTATTAGCCGGGGCAAACAACGGATATATTGCGCCGTATGCGTAACTTTTCCGGTGGTTCTGTTCATTTATTGACGTGTACCACGGTAAAACGCTTGTATTGTTATTCTGTATCATATTTCAACGTTGCTTTAATGTTTCGACTACACAAATTTACTGAAAGTTTATCAACTTGACCGTTACCAATATATGTTTTAACTAACTGCATCGGGTTCGGGTCTTTTGTTCCTGCCGGAAAATTCAAAGTTTGTTTCTTTTTACGTTCCAATCCTCCCATAGCATAATATGGGGAATTATTTATTTTGAAATTCCGTGCGGGCATATCATAAACCCAATATGTCGGTTGTATATTGATAAACGCTAAATATCCATTTTGCAAAAAATATTCTACGCTATCAACGGTTTGTCTTGTGAAAGGCAATTCCAATTGTCCGCCGCCGGACGGCGTAACTGCTGCAAACAATGCGAATCCATCGGAACTAATTGCACCGGGGTTTAACAACATCAAATCTATGTCAGACGTAAAATTTGATATGTTAATTTCTTCAATTTTCCCGGCTGTTACATATTTTGACGTAATTTCTATTGGCAACCCCTCAAATGGTGTTGTTACATCATCCATCCACTCAAATTGATAACGTTCCGGCATATCTACTTTGTCAAATGAATATTCAGACGTTGCAAAAGCTAATTTCTTGCCGTTCCTAACGTTTTCTAACTGCGTTAAATCATAATCAATAATCGGGTTATATCCATACGAACCGCCATTTCTAAACCAACTTACTTGTTCAATCTTAAACTTTCCGTCCTCAATATACCAATAACATTTGTAAATATCCCGTAACATCGTCATAATCTGTTGTAATGTAATCGGGACTTTTTGCGCCGGGGTTTTATATTCGCCATTAATGATATTACTTTTCTGACTTATTAGCAACTTAAATGACTGCCCGGAAATAGGATTGTTTGTGTTATAAAGAAATTGGCTGTATTCCGGCGTCGCTTCATGCGTTATTCCGGGCGCAAATTCTTTTAATAGCACATTGATACATGACGACAATGTAAACGCATCACGCAAAGTATATGCTTTTCGGGCTTTTTCCTCTAATATCCAATCCATCAGATAAAACCCAAACCATAACGACGCATAACGCCACGTTGACCGGGCGATTGGATAAAACGTTTGTCCATATATGGAATAAGGCGGCTCAAAATACTTTCCACTGTCGGCTAATCCCCACTCGGTCGGCGTATCTGAAAAATTATTAGATATAAATGCCACGTCGATTGCGTAACCAATTGCCCGGCGGTAATTTCTATTATTATCTACAATATCATCGGACGGCAACGGGTATGTATCTAAATCGTCTATTTTATCAACATCAACCAAATATCGGGCGTATATATTATAACTTTTCATATCGGCGTGCATCGTACCCGTTGCTCCGGAACCCTCAACGGCGGTTAAATCAAATTCCAACGTATCAAAAGGTTCTTGCGTTATCTTTGTATACCGGAACATTGCCACATCATCAGAACGGCGGCGTATCTCAACACCTGCTAGCCCAATAGGTAGCCCACCCGCAACTCGTTTTTGTGCAATATGGATATAATAATTTACATTTAATTCCGGGTATAAATCTCCCATAAATTCATCAGAATTTACACCCGTCGACATCCGCCCACTATAAAGCCCGGATATTACCGCCGGGGAACCGTGCGACGTAATTTGTATTTCTTTCAAAATATTACATAGTGCAAAATGATAGGTTTGTATTAATGCGTTTTGGTCAGTCGTGGCGTTTGCGTCTTGTTCCCAATTCGTGCCGCCCAAAAAGCACGAAACAATACTATCTCCGGGAACGTATATTTGTATCAATGGGCGTTTTCTTATTGTAAGAAATTCGATTTGTGGGGCCAACTCAATTAAATTGTATTCCTTTTCCAATCCTGCCAAAACGTCGTTGTATTGGTCTATTGTTTCCGGCTGTACCGTAACCAATTTATCATCATCATTAAACGTACAATCCGTTTTCATAAACTTTGCTTTATAGTATTGATTGTATGTTTGTCCCCAATCATCGCTTTTTTCGATATATAGGAAAAATTCAGAATCAAACGGGGCATTATTGATAATATCGTAATCAGCACGGACAAAGTTTATTTTACCGGACAATTTAGCCCGGTAAAACCTTTGATTTGTTTCCAACTCATAATCCAACGTTAAATCATCCTTATAATTGGGGCGGACGGTTTGTTTGGTTCCGTCCTCCCCTATCTGCAAAAAGAATCTATATTTTGGTGTCATAGTCTTTTTATTTTACGTTTCAAATTCTTGTAACTTTCAATCGTATTTCCGTCGCCATCCACGTAAACCCGTCGTCGGTTCTGTTCCTTAATTTCCCTTACATCATCCGACAAATTGCGTAAATCCGGGCTTTGTCCGGTAACGTTTAACGTCAAACCGTCGCCGTCTGAATAGGATTTTAAATACTTATGTGCAAACGTACCATTGTTTAGCGAATTGATAACGTCCGGTATTATCTTTCTGAAACGGCGTGAACTTCGTTTATTTATCACGGCGAAAAATTCGCCTCCCTCGGCACGCCGGCGGGTTCCGTCCGGTTTCGTTCCTAAATCAATATCATTTCCGCTTTGGTGCGAACCGCCCTCCAAAAGTTCAACGGTACCGTCGCCGTATGTTTCCGTTCCTCCGGTTCCTCCGGTCTGTTTTGCCAATTGCGCCGCCTTGATTTTAGACGCTGCAAAACTCGCCCACATTACGGCAATTGCAGGTATTGCAAACGGAAAACCTAATTGCGACCATATCAGCGCCGTTGCTGTTACCATGTTTCCGATTTGCTGCAATGTTTGTATTGCTGCCTGCTGTTTTTGCGCTTTCTGTTGTTCTTTCAACGCTTTTTCTTGGTTTTTCTTTGCCAAATCCAACTCCTTTTGCGCTTGTACAACATTATTGGCGTACCCGTTTGCCCTTGCTTCCAATTCTGCATCCAACGCCGATTGTGCGGCGGAAACCTCTTTATCCGCTTGCTCAACGGCTGCATCTGCTGCGGCAACACGTGCCGCCGTGAATGTATTTAACGCATCCAATGCGTATTGCATAGACGTATTAATTGCCTCTTTTTGGTCGTCGTCCAAATTAAGCCCAAACAAACCGTAAATGTCTGTTCCTCGTTCCTCCCCTTTGGATTGCTCAATTTCTTGGTCTATTTTTTTAATAGTGTTTTGAATTGTTTGTACCTCAACATCAGACAATTTATTGGCGGCTTGCTGATTTAATTCTAAAACCTTTTGCAAACGTTCCTTTTCTGCTTGCAAACGGAATTGAGTTTTCCGGGCTTCTGAATTTCTCAACAAATCAAACTCCGATTGTGCCAACGCTTGTTGTTGGTCGAATATCTGTAATTGCGCTTGCAAATATTCGTCTGTAATTCCGGCTCCCTTTGCGTCAAAACTTGCATTAATCGCCCCGGCGTCTTGCTGCTGCCCGGTCGGTTTCTGTTGGTTCTGTAATAATGCGGTTTGTCTTTCGTTTTCCAACAACTGCATCCGCAATTGTCTTGCCTGCTCGCTTCCCTTTTCGACTGCTTGCAAACGTAATTCAATGCTTTCTTTCTGTAACGCTAATTCCTGCAATTGTCGGTCTTGTTCGATTTTCAATAACGCCTCGGTTTGTTGCTGTTCCAACGCCGTAATTGTGGCGTTTATCGCTTGACGTCCGGTTTCGTTCAAATCCTTTTCGGTCTGCAATTGGTGTTGTAAATCCTCAATTTGGCGGGAATACTGATATTGCGTTTGTTGGCGACGCTTTGCCCATTCGTCGGTTTCCAACTGCAATTGTGCACCCTGCAATTTTCGGGTTGCTTCCAAATTCTTTTTATATGCCGCTTCAATTTGCTTTGCTTGTTGTTCTGCTGCCTTTTCCGCATCGCTTTTACCCCTTGGGTTTACGGTTGGGTCCTGTGTCGTTACGGGCTTATTGTCTGTTTGTGGCGTCGGGGTATCTCCAACAGAAACCGGGATTGTTAACGGTTTTATTTTCTTTTGCATACCATCCAAACCCTCTTGGAAATTTTCTGTTATGTCTTTAACTTGGGCTTTAACCAAATTTCCGTACGCTGCTGCATAATCTGCCAATCCTTTTTTTACGTCGTCAAAATCCAACGTAAACGCTCCCTTTAATGCGGTTCCGGTTGCTTTGACTATATCAATAAAGAATCCAAACAAATTTCCCAACGTATCAAATGTTGTTTTGAATCCGGCAACAATCCCATTCCAAATTGCACGTATTAAAACACTTTCATTGTATAACTCAATCAAGTAATTGACAACATCAATAACCCCTTTTATTATCGCCGTCAATCCTTGGTTAACAAAAACTTTTGCCTGCGTTGTCAACGTTTCAAAATTTCCTCCGGTTGCGTCAAACAACTCGGATAATGCGTTTTGCAACTCAATTTGGCTTTGAAATTGTTCCTCCTGCAATTGCGCCAAAACTCCGGCTTTCCCTTTTACTTCATCCATGTTTGTTGAAATATCTTTCAACGTGCGCAAATACTGCAATCCGGCGTCTTCTCCGGGGCCCCCGAATATATCTGCAATTGCAGCCCCGACCGTTGCCGCATTATCCGGCAATTCTGCCAATTTTGCGGAAACGTCTTGTATAACATCAAATGTCGTTTTGGCTCCGGTCTGCAAATCTTTTTGAACTTGTTCCGACGAAATACCAATACCATCCAAAGCCGCCGCCGTCGCCGTCGTCATTTCACGCAAACGTAAATTTGCCTCCTTAATTGCATCAACGCCTTTGTCTGAAAAGATACCCATTTTGTTTGTTTGGGTAACAATTGCAACAAATTGGTCTGCTGATATTCCCGCCTCTTTGAAATATGCCGGGTATTCTTTCAACGTGTCTAAAAATTCCCCGTTCGCATCGCCTCCGGCTAAAAACCCATCCTTAACCAATTGCAATGCCTCATTTGCAGAAATACCAAATTGTTTTGATAATGCGTTTGTTGCAATCAATGTTTCCCGGAAATCTGCGTTGAATGAATCGGCGACGGCTTGCACCTCATTTCTAAACGCTTTCAAATCATCGCCACTTTTCCCGGTAAATTGTTGCGTCAATCTCGTTGCCTCAACTAACCCGGCGTTATAATCGTACCACCATTTGAACGCCGCACCCGCCGCCGCAATTCCGGCAATCGCCAAAAATACCGGGTTTGAAAGTAATCCCAACAAAGTTTTTCCCAATGCTTTTGCCCCGTCGCCAATAGCTGTAAAAACTGCTTTACTTTCAGCCCCGCCACGTCCTAACGCTAAAAGACTTTCGCCAAATGCGCTATTTAAACCTAACGTTTCTTTTAGTTTGTCGCCATACGCAATAATTGCGTCGGATGCCTCCGTATAATTTCCGACGTTCAATTGAAATTTCCCGGTTGCTTCCTGCAAACGTTTCATTTCTTCGTATATTTCTTTGGTCTGCGCAACCAATTTTCGCCCCTCCTCGGTGTTTTCCCGTTCGGCTTTAGTCATGTTGTTTAAATAAATCTTATTCAATGAATATTGCGCCGATAAACGGTTATAACTACCCTCGGCGGATTGATTTATTTTCACAATCAGTTTATTAATTTGGTTCGCTTCCTGCTGTGCCAATTTTAACTCGGCTAACTTTTTGGCGTTCTCGCTTTCTGCAAACGCCAAATCACGTTGCGCACGTGCCAAACGTTCCGCATCGTCTGCGGCTTTTTTGGTTGTCTTTCGCCCGTCCTCCGTTGCGCCGGAAACCTTTTTCAGAATCTCCGCCAATTGTATTGCTTCGGCTTTGATATTTTTCAGCGCATTTGTATATGTGTCCGAAAGTTCATCCAATTGTTTTATCAAATCTGTAATCGAATTATCTGGGCTTATTAAATCCGAATATTTGATTGGGTTGTTATTATCTGCCATACGCCGATTATTAAGTTATTTACGGGAAATTCCCCCGTCTGTTGCATTTTCTTTTCTCAAACGTGTAATTTATCGCCTAAAAATAAAAACGCCGGAAATCGCCTTATTTTACTTTTTTCGCTTGTTTGCTTTTTTGGCTTGTTCCTTGATATACTCAAATGCGTTGTAATATTCCAAAACGGTAAATTTCTTTGGGTCAACATGCAAATTTTGGGACAATATCAAACACATATTTTCAAATTGTCTGTCATGCCTAATTTCCACGCTTTCCGACCCGGTAAACGTCTGCGGGTTGAAATAGGTTATCAACTCCGCCGTAATGTCGTCAATCTCTTTTGCGTCCGCCTCGGTTGCCCGACCGTCTATTATTGTGCGTAATACAACAATCGTTCTTTGTTTCAATTTATCGTAATACTCTTTCAATGTCGCATCATCGAACAACCGGGGAAAATACAAACGCAATTCATCGTCTATTTTTTTTTTAACCGCTTCCAAATGGGCGGTTATCTCTGAATTTGCAACGTCTTTAAAAAGACTCATTGTTTGTTGCAATCCATCATCTGACAAATCATTTCGGGGTTTACCATTTATTGATTTAACCAACACGGCAAAAGCCAAATGCTGGGGGGAAACCTCGGATTGAATGAAATATATGTTTTGGCGCATATTTTCCAACTCAACGGTTGCCATGTTTGGCGTTGGGCTGTTCAAATAACGTATTACCTTTTCAATATGTCGGTCAAAATCCGACAAATCGGAACCAACCCCGGCGTCAACCAAAAGCATTTTGTTATACTTGTGGAAACGCATAATTGGCAAATCCTCGATTGAATCATACAACTCAACGTTCATTCCTTTTATTTGTACATTCTTCATAATAAAACACGTGTTATCATTGTACTACAAAAGGGAACGCCCAAAAATGCGGGGTTCCCGGTAAATATCAACGCAAAGAAACAAATCAGAACGCACGTCCACCACGACAAACAGAAATCGCAATTAAACATCTTTGAAAAGAAATCGTTCCCGTGAATCTGTAC